TTTTGACCCTCACATCTTCGGAGATTGCCCATGTCCGTGCTGACCCAACCGCCCACGATGGGCGACGTCCTAAAATACGAGCTGAACCACAACTTCACCCGCGAGACCGTCACGCTGCTGGCCGGCACCAGCTACGCCGTTGGCGCTGTTCTTGGTCGCATCACCGCCAGCGGCAAGATGAAGCTCAGCACCGCCACTGGTACCGACGGCGCGCAGAACGCGGCCGCTGTCCTGCTTTACGACGTGGACGCGACAGCGGCTGATACGACCGGCATCGTCGTCCTGCGCGGCCCCGCCATCGTCTCAAAAGCCGCGCTCGTGTTCGACGCCAGTGTTGATGACGCAGCCAAGAAGGCCGCCAAGCACGCCCAGCTGACAGCGATCGGCATCGTCCCACGCGACGCCGCCTGATCCGATTGATCGGCCCCTGATCCCACTCGCGCAGCTGCGCATCACCCCTTTCCCCGGAGTTCCCCATGACCATCACCCGCAACCCGTTTGACGCGGGCGGCTATTCGCTCGCCGAGATGACGCAGGCCATCAACATCCTGCCCAACCTCTACACCCGTCTCGGCCAGATCGGCCTCTTCCGCTTTGAAGGCGTCACCCAGCGTTCGATCGTGATCGAACAGCGCCAAGGCGTCTTGAGCCTGCTGCCCTCGGTCCCGCTAGGCGCGCCTGCCACTGTCGGCACGCGCGAGCAGCGCTCGATGCGCAGCTTCGCTCTCCCTTGGATCCCGCATGACGATGTGATCCTGCCCGCCGATATCCAGGGCATGCCCGCGCTGGGCCTGTCGGACGCAGCCGACCCGCTTGTCGAGGTGATGAACCGCAAGCTGACGTTGATGCGCCGCAAGCATGCCCAGACCCGCGAATACATGGAGATGAACGCGCTCCGCGGCATCGTGAAGGACGGCGCGGGCACCACACTCTACAACTACTTCACTGAGTTTGGCCTCGAGCAGATCTCGGTCGACTTCGTCTTTGGCACGGCCGGAACGAATGTGCAGGGCAAGGTCAGGACGGTCCTGCGCGGGATCGAGGACAGCCTTCTGGGCGAGACCATGACCACGGCGCACGCACTGGTCAGTTCCGAATTCTTCGACAAGCTGATCAGCCACCCCAAGACCGAGGAAGCCTACAAGTTCTTTTCCGCCACCGGCGGCCAGCCCCTGCGCGAGGACATGCGCCGCGCCTTCCCATTCGCAGGTATCCTGTTCGAGGAATACAACGGCTCGGTCACGCTTTCGAACGGCACCTCGGAGCGTCTGATCCCCGCGGGCGAGGGGATCGCCTTCCCGCTTGGTACCTTTGACACCTTCACCACCTATGGCGGGCCGGCCAACTTGCTGGAGACGGCCAACACCGTCGGCTTGCCGCTTTACGCGCGGCAGATGATGGACACCAAGGGGCGCTGGATCGATCTCATGACCGAGGCCTCGATCCTGCCGGTGAATAAGCGCCCGCGGCTGGCGATCCGGATCTTCAGCTCGAACTGAGGCCGCTGAGACATGACGGCCTTTGCACTGGCCCTCGATCTGCTCTTCGCTGATCCGAACCTCGCCCACGAGGCCTGGCATCGTAACAGCGAAGGGCAATTCACCCGCATCCGCATCATCATGCGTCGTAATGATGATGTGACCACGTTCGGGGCCGCGCGCCTGGTGTCAGAGACTATGCGCTTTGAGGTGCGCGTCTCTGAGCTTCCCGCGCCCCGCCCAGACGAGCAGATCCTCATCGGGGATGAGACATTCCTGATCCAGGGCGAGCCGATCCGTGATCGGGAGCGGCTGATCTGGACAATCGAGGCCGCACCAGCATGAACATGGGCATGGACATCACCGGCAATCTCGCGGCGATGATGGCTGCAGAGATCGAGGCGGGCGAACGCGCCGTGAGCAAGGCCATCGGCGAGGCGGCGGGCAGTCTCAAGACCGCCTGGCGCGGCCAGATCACCGGAGCAGGCCTCGGGGCGCGGCTAGCGCGCACCATACGTTCCGAGCAGTTTCCAAAGGGCAAGAACAGCCTAAATGCCGCCGCGCTGGTATGGTCGAACGCGCCCGCAATCATCGGCGCGCATGAAGAAGGCCCGCTGATCCGCTCCAAATCCGGCTTCTGGCTGGCGATCCCAACACCTGCCGCGGGCAAATCCACTCGCGGTGGGCGCATCACACCGGGCGAATGGGAACGTCGTCGGGGCATCCGGTTGCGCTTCGTCTATCGCCCCCGTGGCCCGAGCCTGCTGGTGGCCGAGGGGAGGCTGAACAGCAGAGGCCTCGCAGTGGGCTCGCGGTCAAAGACTGGGCGCGGCGCGACCACCGTGCCGATCTTCCTGCTGGTGCCACAGGTCAAGCTTCGCAAGCGGCTTGATCTCAGACGCGATGCCAAGGCCGCGCAGGAGCGTATCCCGAGCGCGATCGTAGCGAATTGGGTGGAAGGAAAACTCGCATGACGCCCCGCGAAACCATACTGACCGCGCTCGCAGACCTTTTGCGCACGATCCCCCATGTGCCGGTGCTACGCGGCGAAGTCTTGCCCGAGCGGATTCCACCCTCGGGCCTGATGATCCTGCGCGACGGCAATCCTGGTGAGCCAGGCGTCACACTGTCGCCACTCACGTATCATTACCAGCACCGGGCTGAACTCGAAGTGATCGTACAGAGCAGCACCACACGCGATACGTTCTTCGACGGCATCGCGGCACAGATCAGTGCCGTGATCTCGGCCGACCGGACTTTGCGCGGCCTGTGCGACTGGGTCGAAGCGGAAGCGCCGGAGCCCGTCGATCTGCCCGTCGACGGTGCTGCCGCCATCAAGGCGGGGATCGTACCCATCATCCTGCATTACGCCACCAGCGACGCGCTGGCCTGACCACCTGACATTTACGGAGAGAGACGATGGCACGAGCCCAGGGGGCGCGGGCGCAGATGGCGCTGGCGTTCGAGACGACCTACGGAACACCGCCTGCGAGCGGGTTCACGCGCATGCCGTTCGCCAGCACCACGCTCGGGGCAGAGCAGCCGCTTTTGGCCTCTGAACTTCTGGGCTACGGCCGCGATCCGCTGGCGCCGATCAAGGATGCCGTAACCTGCGACGGCGATGTGGTGATCCCGATCGACGCGGCCTCGATCGGTTTCTGGCTCAAAGCTGCCTTTGGAGCCCCCACGACCAGCGGCACGACCACCAAGACCCACACTTTCCAGTCCGGGAACTGGACCCTACCGTCCTTTGCCATCGAGACCGGCATGCCAGAAGTGCCGCGCTATGCAATGTATGCGGGCTGCAAGCTCGACAGTCTGAGCTGGCAGATGGGACGCTCCGGGCTTTTGACAGCGACCGCACGCGTGATCGCACAGGGCGAAACCGCGACGACGGCCTCAACGGCGGGCACGCTGGCGGATCTGGCGCTGACGCGCTTTGGTCACTTCAACGGATCGATCAAGCGCAACGGCCAGCCGATCGGCAATGTGGTCACGGCGGACATCACCTATGCCAACAACCTCGACCGGGTGGAAACGATCCGTGCGGACGGCAAGATCGAGGGTGCCGACCCGTCGATTGCCGCGCTCACCGGCAATATCGCCGTGCGCTTTGCAGATCAGGCTCTGGTGACCCAAGCCATCAACGGCGAGGCCTGCACGCTGGAGTTCGAGTATGCGGTTGCCAGCGGTGCAGGGCTGAAACTCACCGCCCATGCCGTCTATCTGCCCCGACCGCGCGTCGAAATTGCCGGGCCACAAGGCATTCAGGCGACCTTCGATTGGCAGGCCGCGGTCGCTGCGGATCCGGGGCGAATGTGCACGGTCGTCCTGACCAACACGATTGTGGGGTATTGAACATGCTGCGCCTGAACCTGAACACCGGGACAGATTGGCTCGATCTTGGCCATGGCGTGCGCCTGCAGATCGCGCCCCTGACCACCGCGACCATGATGGCCGCGCGCAAGGAGGCGCAGGGTCTGATCACACTGCCCGAAAGCACCGAACCTGGGCTGGCAGACATCGACACTGACAGCATCGGACTTGTGATGGCCAAGGCCGTCGCGCGGATCGTGGTCACTGATTGGGAGGGGGTTGGCGACGCGGATGGCAATGCGCTGCCCGTGTCGCCCGAGGGCATCGACGCCCTCCTCGACATCTGGCCGATCTTTGAGGCCTTTCAGACAAAATACGTCGCCCGCGCTATGATCCTGGACGCGGAAAAAAACGCCTCACCGCTCTTGCCGAATGGGACTTCGGCGGGGGCGGAGACTATTGCACAGCCTGCACTGACCCATGCCCAGAGTGCCCGGCGCGGCTGAACGCACCGCAGACTGTGGAGGGCTGGCAGGTCTGGGATCTGGTCCAACGCCTCGGCGGACAGATGCGGGTCGCAGGGACCTTGGTCATCGGCTGGGACATGGGTGCAGCCCTGCAGCTCGGCGGAGCGCTGGGCATATCCGCCTTGGCGATCGCCGAGCTGCTGCCCCCGATTGAGGCGGTCATGGTGAGAAAGATCAATAAAGAGACACGGGCCACGACCAGTGCTGCCCGATGACACCGTTCAGTTCACGAACGATGTCACCAACCATAGGAAACCAACGACATGGCCACCAAACAGGTCTCTGTGCGCCTATCTGCGACCGGCGGACGGCAGGTTCGTGCAGAGCTCGAAGGCGTTGGCGAGGCTGGGGCGCGTGGTCTTGGACGTCTGAGCCGCGAGATGGAGGCAGCCAATCGGCGAATGGAAGCCTTTTGGCGCCGCACTGGGGTGGCTGCCGGCGCGGCGACGGCTGCCTTGGCGACAGCGCTTGGTGCCATGGTGCGATCGACGGTTGCGGCAGCCAATGAGATCAGCCAATTTGCGCAGATCGCCAACGCTACGCCAGAGGCATTCCAGCGCTGGTCGGCGGCCTCAAGCACGGTTGGGATCGAACAGGAAAAGCTCGCCGATATCCTGAAGGACGTGAACGACCGGGTTGGGGACTTCCTGCAAACGGGCGGCGGCCCGATGGCGGACTTTTTTGAGAACATCGCCCCGAAGGTGGGCGTCACGGCAGAGCAGTTTGCGAGGCTGTCGGGGCCCGAGGCGCTGCAGCTTTATGTCTCGAGCTTGGAGAAGGCGGGCGTCAACCAACAAGAGATGACTTTTTATCTCGAGGCGATGGCCTCAGATGCCACACGCCTCATTCCACTTTTGCAAAACGGTGGCGCTGAGATGACGCGGCTTGGCGAGCGGGCCGAGGGACTGGGCGTGGTTTTGGACCAGCGGACGCTCACAGCCCTGCGGCGGACACAGGTGGCACTCGTTGGCGTGGGTCAGGTTTTTGAGGGCATGCGCAATCAAATCGGCGCCGCACTCGCACCCGCGGTGACAGCCCTTGCCGAGGGGTTTGTCCGCCTTGCCGAGACAGGCGGTCCGATCAACCGCGCCTTCACGGCCGTGCTCGAAAACCTTGGCCGCATCACAACCTATGCTGCAACCTTTGCCACCCTGATGGCGGGGCGCTGGGTGGCAGGGCTGGCGGCGGCGGCCCTCTCCGTGAAGGGCCTCGCCACAGCATTGATCTTTCTGCGTGGAGCCTTGATCCGCACGGGGATCGGCGCACTGATCGTTGGCGCGGGCGAACTTGTTTATCAGTTCACCCAGCTGGTCGCCAAAGTCGGCGGGGTTGGCGCCGCCTTCGGCCTCTTGCGCGATGTCGCGGCAGAGGCCTGGGACCGCCTTGCGCTGGCGGCCATAGCCGCCTGGTCTCGCGTCGAGGCAGGCTGGGCGGGCGCGCAGGCGGGGATTTACGACGGGCTGCAAGCGGCGCTGGCGGCTGTTGTAGGCTGGGGCAATTCTGCGGTCGGGACCTTCCAAGGCGCCTTTGACGCGGTGAAGGCGATCTGGGGGGCGCTGCCGCAAGCGATCGGGGATTTTGCCTATCAAGCGGCGAATGGACTGATCGGTGGCGTCGAGTCCATGCTGAATGCGGTGGTCACGCGCATCAATGGCTTCATCGAAGGGCTGAACGCGGCCCTCGCCCTCCTGCCCGACTGGGCCACGGGCGAGGGTGGACTGAAAATCGGCACGCTGGAGGCGGTGGATCTTGGCGGGATTACCAATCCCTTCGAGGGCGCAGCATCCGCCGCGGGCACGGCAGCAGCTGATGCTTTCCGTGCTGCCATGGGCACCACCTATATCGACGCCCCAGACCTCTTTGGGGGCATGGCTGATGCTGCGCGATCGCGTGCGGCAGGGTTTGGCGAGGCGGCCGGTATGTTGTCGGAAGCGGCGGCGCGCCCGATGACAGCTTGGGAAGCGCTCAGGGCGGCGATGACCGGTGCGGGTACCGAGGGCGAAGACGCGCTGAACGGCGCGGCCGCGGCGGCTGGTGCGCTCTCAGACGGGTTTGAAGACGCTGGCCGATCAGCAGGAGGGGCCGGTGGCGCCGCAAAGGCCGCGGCCGAAGAGGCTGCAACCGGCTGGGCGCAAGTCACGAAATCCCTCGCCGATTATGCCAAGGGCGCGATGGACTGGGGCAAAGGGTTCGGCGAGACGCTCACCTCGGCCTTCTACTCTGCGGAAAACGCCTTTCGGCAGTTTGTGACCACCGGCAAGTTTGACTTCAAATCGCTGGTCTCCTCGATCCTCGCCGATCTTGCGACACTGGCCTTCCGCAACGCGGTCTTGGGTCCGCTGGCCTCTGCGCTCTCGGGTGTCTTCGGCGGAGGCTCTTTGACCGCTGCAGTCTCCCATGCGGGTGGCATGGTCGGGCTGTCCGGCCATCGCCGAGACTTACCCGCACTTGCTTTTGCCGCGGCGCCGCGCCTGCATTCCGGCGGTTGGGCAGGCCTGAGGCCGGATGAAGTCCCCACCATCTTGCAACGCGGCGAGCGGGTTTTAAACCGACGAGAGGCGGCAGATTATGGACGCGGGTCCCAAACCGGAGCCGGGGTCAGCATCCACATCGATGCGCGCGGCGCGCAGATGGGCGTGGCTGAGCAGATTGATGCGCGCCTTCGTGCGGCCATTCCGGAGATTGCGCGTATTGCCAAAGAAAGCGTCGCAGATGGGCGACGCCGGGGCCAGGTGATCTGAGATGGCCATTCCTGTCTTGCCCCTGACGCTCGTGTCCTCGCTCGAGCGGCGGCTTGTCACCTCGGTGGCCGAGGCCCGCTCGCCATTCACCGGCACCTCGCAGATCCAAGACTGGGGCGCGTCGTGGTGGGAATACCAGATCGAGATGGCGGTAACCCAAGGGGCCAAGGCCCGTCGTCTTTCCGCCTTCTTCGCCGCGCTTGGTGGCCTCCGGGGCCGGTTCCTCTTTCCCGATCCCTCGATCGAAGTGCCGATAGCGGCGGGCAATCCGTATGTCACCGAGGCGCAGGTGGCGGGAGCAGCCACTTTGCGCACGGCAGGCTGGGGGCTTGGTCTGGGTGCGGGGGATTTCTTCCAGCTCGGATCGGACGCCACCGCTCGGCTTTACCAAGTAACCGCAGATGTCACGCCATTCGGAAGTGAGGCGGTGATCAGCTTTGTCCCGCCGCTCAGGGCCTCGGTCCAAGTCGGCACGCTGCTTGGTCTTGATGCCCCGTCCGTCCTTTTGCGCCTGACGGCACCGGTCCCCTCGATCATCGGCCGGGCGGACCAGCACCGCTTCACGATCTCTGCGCGGGAGGCGCTCTGATGGGCCGCGATCTCACCGTCGCCTTTAGTTCTGCACTGGCGGATCATACCCTTCGGCCGGTCATCTTCTTCGAGGGCCAATTCGCGTCGGGCTGGGTGCGGCTCTGGTCAGGGATTGGCGAGATCACCTGGAACGGCAAAGCATGGTCGGGCGCGGGGACGCTCCTGGGGCTGGGGTCGATCGAAGAAACCGGAGAGGTTGTGGCGGGCGGCACGGCCATATCCCTTTCCGGCGTACCGCTCGATCTGGTGCAGATGGCGATCGCGGAAGCGCGCCAGGGGCTGCCGGGACGAGTCTGGCTTGGCCTACGCGGTGAAAACGGCAGTGTCATTGCCGATCCGGTTCAGGCTTTCTCGGGTAGGCTTGATGTTCCTGAAATCAAGGATGATGCCGACAGCTGCACGATCACGATCAGCTATGAAAGCCGTCTGATCGATCTGACCGTACCGCGCGCCTGGCGCTACACCCATGAAAGCCAGCAGGTCCTCTTCCCCGGCGATCTCGGGTTCGAATATGTCACCGCCATCCAGGACCGCGAAATCACCTGGGGACGTGGATAATGCGCCCCCGCGTTGACCACTGGGAACGCCTTCTGGCCGCAGCCATCGATAGGGCCCGCGTTCGGCCCTTTATCTGGGGCCTGCATGATTGCCCCACCTTCGCATTCGAGACGCGCATGATCCTGACCGGCGGTGAGGATGTCGCGGCCCTCTGGCGCGGGCGCTACACCACGGCCCTTGGCGGCCAAAGGGTCATGCGCCGTCTGGGCTGGGCTTCGCTCGAGGAAATGGGACGGGCGCTTCTGGGCGAGCCTCGCCCGGCCGCTCTCCTTGCTGGGCGCGGGGATGTTGTGCTCGCCGATAGCGGCCTCGGATTTGGCATCTGCACCGGAGCCAGTGCTGTCGGCATGGTGCCCGCGGGCCTCGTGACCGTGCCGCTGACCTCTTGCCGGCTTGCCTGGCCCATCTGACTTAGGAACCACCCCATGCCCTTCATCGTAACAGCCGTCACCGCGATCGCGGGGGCGATCGGTGGTGTGCTGGCCGCGGGCGGGATTGGGGCTGCGCTGATCCGGATCGGGGGCACGCTCCTTTTGTCCTACGCGGCCCAGGCGCTCATGCCAAAGCCGCAGATGACGCTGCAGGCGCGCACCGTGACCGTGCGCGAGCCAGTAATGCCCCGCGAGATTGTCTATGGCCGCGCGCGCAAGGGCGGGGTCATTGTCTTTCTGAACGCCTCGGGGAACAGGGACCAATTCCTCGATCTGGTGATTGTGTTGGCCGCGCATAGCGTCAAATCGATCGGCGCCGTCTATTTCGAAGGCGAGATGGCGTTAAATGCTGCCGGCGAGGCACAAGGGCGCTGGGCTGGCAAGGTCACCGTGGAAAAGCGCCTCGGCACAGCCAATCAGAGTGCTTTAAGCGCGCTGAAGGCCGCACTGGCTGACAAATGGTCTGAGAACCACCGCCTGCGGGGCTGCGCGGCCATCCATTTGCGGCTCACCTATGATCAGGATGCCTTTCCGGGCGGGATCCCCAACATCACGGTCGACCTCGAGGGTAAGAATGACATCTTTGACCCGCGCACGGAGAGTTTCGGCTATTCGGAGAACCCGGCGCTGTGCCTTGCGGATTACATGGCCCATCCGGAGTTCGGGATCCGCGCAGCAATCGGGGCAGCCGATGGCATCGACCGCATGAGCATGGTTGAGGCCGCGAATATCTGCGACGAGGTGGTGTCCAAGGTCGGGGGTGGGTCCGAGCCGCGCTATGCCTGCAATGGCGTGATCTCGCTCTCAGAAGCACCGAAGGTCATCATCGAGGGGATGCTCTCGGCCTTTGCCGGGCGATGCGCCTTCTCGGGTGGCATCTGGCGCATTCATGCGGGCGCGTGGCGTCCACCGACTGTGGCGCTGACCGCTGACTATGTGCGCGAAGGTGGTCTTACGCTCGCCACGCGGGTCAGCCGATCGCAAAACTTTAACGGGGTTCGGGGTCAGTTCGTCAGTCCTGAGAATGACTGGCAGCCCGATGACTTTCCGGCCTATGCGAGCGACGTCTATTTGGCCGAAGATGGGGGCGAGCGGGTCTGGCGCGACATCTCCCTGCCCTTCACGATCTCAGCCTCGATGGCGCAGCGGCTGGCCAAGATTGAGCTCGAGCGCGCGCGGCGGCAGATGACGGTGCGCCTTTCCGGCAAGCTCTCGGCTTGGGCTGCGACCGTGGGCGATGTGGTGACGCTCTCCTACGCCCGCTGGGGCTTTGCTGCCAAACCTTTTGAGGTTCATGGGCTGAGCCTCGATCTGACGGCCACCGGTGACGGGGCGCTGCTGCTGCCCGAACTGGTCCTGCGCGAGACATCACCCTTGGTGTATGACTGGGCAGCTTCAGAGGCGCGCATCTATGCGGCAGCGCCCCGTACAAGCCTGCCCTCCCCGCGGGATATCCCAGCACCGGGCGCACCGCAGGTCACTGAGGAGATTTATGTCACGCGCGATGGTGGCGGGCTCAAGGTACTGGCGCGGGTGTTCTGGGCAGCGGCACCCTCAAGCTTTGTGGCAGCCTATCAGTTGGAGGCGCGCCAAGGAGTTGGGAGCTGGCAGGATTACGGACGCACAGATGGGACCAACCTTGAGATCCGCGACATCGCGCCGGGCAGCTGGTCCTTCCGAGTCAAGGCAGTGTCGGTGCTCGGTGTCTCATCGAGTTGGCAGACGAGCACGGTAGAGATTCTCGGTCTGACAGCACCGCCCGCGCAGCTCGAAAACGTGACGCTGCAAACGGCAGGCGGGCTCGCGATCCTCAAATGGGCGCGCTCGGCCGATCCCGATGTGCGGGTGGGCGGCAATATAGTGATCCGGCATTCAAAAGAAGCGACCGCCACTTGGGCTGACAGCTATTCGATGGACCGGGTCGGCGGCGGCGAGGCGATTGCGGTGGTGCCGCTGAAGCCCGGCACTTATCTTCTGCGCGCCGAGGACAGCGGTGGGCGCGCCGGGCCCGAGGTGCGGGTCTCAACCAAGGGCGCGCAGGTTCTGGCCTTCTCGCCTTTGGGCATGCTGCAAGCTGATCCAGGATTTGTGGGTTCAAAGACCGGGCTCAAGGTTGCCACAGGCACTCTGACGCTCGCCACGGCAACGGTGAATGGTGTGACGCAGGTCACGGCGATGGAGGGGCAGTACGGCTTTGCGGCCGGGCTCGATCTCGGGGCGGTAAAGCGCGTGCGGCTTCGCTCAGAGATCGGTGTGGCAGCTCTGGCGGTCAACGACCGGATCGATGCCCGCACCGCGTTCATGGACACATGGGCGGACTTTGACGGGGCCGCCGGGGCAGAAATCGACGTGCTCTTCGAGATCCGCGAGACCGATGACGATCCGGCCACATCGCCGAACTGGGGTCCCTGGGGCCGCCTCGACAACCATGAAATCGAGGCCCGCGCAGTCGAAGCACGGGCGTTTCTTACGACGAAGGATGCGTCCTACACGCCGATCGTCACCCAATTGCGGCTCTATGCCGATGAGGTCGTTTGATGGCGCAGACATCGAGTTTTGTGATCGCGAACGACGCGGGCGCGGCCGTTCGGGCGCGGATCAATGAGGTGATCGCCGCACTGCAATCGACGAGTGCGGGGGCCTCGGCGCCAACAGCAACGACGGCTGGCATGCTCTGGGTCGACACCTCGGTCTCTCCGCCCGTCTTGCGCAGGCGCAATGCCACGAACACCGGCTGGGACGCGCTTCTCGATGCGGCGGGCAATCTGGCGGGGCTGGCAAACACCGCCATGGCGCGCACGAACCTTGGCCTCGGGACGATGGCGACGAAGTCTGCGGCGGATTATGACACCGCAATCGCAGAAAAGGCTGCGCTGTCTGGTGCGACCTTCACGGGAGTGATCACGGCCCCGAACTTTGTCTCGTCGTCAGATGCCCGGTTGAAATCCGATGTCGAGACCATCGCCGGCGCGCTGGCGTTGGTCTCAGCGCTCCGGGGCGTGCGCTTTACAATGGATGGCAGCAGCCAGATCGGCGTCATCGCCCAGGAGGTCGAGGCTGTGCTGCCCGAAGTCGTGCGCGTGGGTGAAGCGGGCCAGCTCTCTGTGGCCTACGGCAATATCACTGGCCTTCTCATCGAGGCCATCAAGGAACTGGCCGCCCGGGTGGCGGCGCTCGAGGAGGCACGCCCATGAATGACGGTGGGTTTATCGACATGATCAACTCGGTCTTCGGAGGTGCTGTGACCACGCTGATCGGCGCCTTCACCGGGCGGCTGATGTGGCATTCGGGTGAGGTGAAGCTCGGCAATCGACGCTTCTTCGGCAAGGAGCTTCTCTGGGAAATCCCCGTCGCCGTCGGCATGGCCCTGATCGGGGAGGCGGCGGCGCGCTACATTGGCCTTTCCCAACCCGTCTCGACTGGGTTTGTGGCAACGCTTGCCTACCTGGGGCCCCGCGGGGCGGAGGCATTGCTGACCACTTGGATCGGCCGCAAGAAATAACCCATCCACCAGTCACAGAAATCCTGCGCGCCGTCCCATCTGGGGCGGCGTTTTGCATTGCATGGGAGAAGACCATGACGCCGTTCGATATCGCCCGCAGCTACATCGGCACCACCGAGGGGCCGGGCCCCGCCGACAATCCCATCATCATGGAGATGTATGCCTCGGTCGGCCACGATTGGGTCGAGCATGACTCTGTGGCTTGGTGCGCGGCATGCGTCGGGCACTGCCTTGAGCGAGCCGGGATCCGCTCGACCCGCAAGCTGACCGCACGGTCTTATCTCGACTGGGGTGTACCGGTTGAGACGGCAGACGCCCAGCAAGGCGACATCGGCGTGATCCCCCGCGGCTCGTCCAGCTGGCAGGGCCACGTCTTCTTCATCGACCGAATTGAGGGCCAGTGGGTCTGGGGCCTCGGCGGCAACCAAGACGACGCCGTCAATGTGAAGCGCTACCCGGCCTCGAAGCTCCTCGGGGTGCGGCGTGCGGGCAATGTCGCCCCTGTCGTGATGATGTCCGTCGAGGCGGTGCAAAGACGTCTGAAGGACCTCGGCTATCACGAGGTGGGTCAAATCGATGGAAAGATCGGGCCGCGCACCCGCGCTGCCATTCTGGCCTTCCAGCATGACAACAACCTTGCCCTCGTGCCGATCATTGATGTGGCGCTGACCGATGCCCTGGTCTCGGCACTTCCAAGGCCGGTGGCGATCGAGCGCGCGACGGGCAGGCCTGAGGGCTCACGCATCTTGGCCGCATCAAACGCCCAGATCGCGCTCGGGGCTGCGGGTTATGCCGGCATCGCGATCAGTGATGTCGCACCGCTGGTTGGAGAGGCTGAGGAAGGACGTGATCTGGCGACGCGCCTCTTCGACCTCGTGGGGCTCGGAAGCTACGCCCCGGTCGTCATGCCACTCCTTGGGGCGGCAATCTTCCTTGGGGTCATCGTACTCGCTTGGAAAGCCCGCGCGGCCCGGATCGAGGATCATCGGACGGGTCGGACGCCATGATCGCCATCGTCAGGCGGCTCGTCACCACTTTTGGCCAGCGCGTCGCGCTGTGGGCAGCGCTCATCCTGATCCTGGTCTCCGCCCTGCGCATCGCCACACGCCAAGGGCGCCACGCAGCTGACGCCGAGTTTGCCATTCGCGTGGCCGAGGCCCGCATCCGTGCGCTGCGCACATCCCGAGAGGTTCGCCATGAGATCGAGACTTTGCCTGAGCCTGAGCGTGATCGCCGGCTTGACCGCTGGATGCGCGAATGATCCCGGCGTGATCTCGAGCTGTGACTGGGCAGAGCCGATCCGACCCTCACGGGCGGATCACTTGAGCGATGGAACGGCACGGCAGATCCTCACCCATAACGAGACTGGCGCGCAGCTTTGTGGGTGGCGGTCATGACGGGCGTCCATGTGCAGGAAGGCCCGGTCATCCTGATCGGCTACGAATACCGCCTGCAGCTTGAGGCCGAGGCTGATCTCTTTTCCGAGGGAGCCAGCTTTGTGGGCCACGTGCGCAGCATGGTTAGCACTACGGCCGTTTTGGCTGAGCTGTCGACTGCGGCCGCCAGTGTGCTGCGCCTGGACGGGCGCACGCTGGAAATCGTTCTGGCCCCCGATGTGACGGCCAGCCTCGCGCCGGGTGGGATTGTTCTCGATCTTGTGCGCACCGATCTGACACCCGACCGGCACCTTGGCTTCGTTCTGGAAATTCCTGTGGTCCTGCCCGTGACGAGGCTCCCTGTCTCTGGGGGGCTCTGAGCCATGGGGGCCGCACTTGAACTTCGGCCCCTGACCGGGCCGATCCGTTTGCATTTGAAATCCAGCGAACCGATCCGGCTTCGCGTTCTGACAGGCCCTGTGGCTGTGCGGCTTCTTGGCCAGCCCGGGCCTCAGGGGCGCACGGGTCTGCAAGGTGACAAGGGCGACACAGGCGCGCCCGGGGTCACCATTCTTCCGACCGACGTTCCCATCAACGGAGGCTTCTTCTGATGGCCAATACGATCCAACTTAAACGCCGTGTCTCGGGCGTGACTGGCGCGCCAGCTGCGCTCAAATCCGGCGAAATCGCCCATAACGAGGTTGATGACACGCTTTACGTCGGCAAGGGCGACGATGGGGCGGGCAATGCGACCTCAGTCATTCCGCTTGCCGGCAAAGGTTCCTTTGTCGATCTCGCGGCTTCGCAAAGCATTGCCGGGGCCAAGACCTTCGCCACCGTCCCGAAATCCTCCGAGGACGCGAGCGCAAGCACAGACCTCGTGCGCAAATCGCAACTCGATGCGGGACTGGCCACAAAAGCAGCTCTGAGCCATCCGCATGTCGTCAGCGATGTGACGGGTCTGCAATCGGCGCTCGACGCAAAAGCACCGCTGGCATCGCCCAGCCTGACCGGCACGCCGACGGCCCCCACGGCGACCACCGACACCAACACCATCCAGATCGCGACGACCGCCTTTGTGCTCGGGCAGGCTTCTGTGACCGCTCCAGGAATGGACGGCACGGCTGCCTTGGGCAGTTCCTCGCGCTTTGCGCGCGCCGATCACGTGCACCCGAGCGATACCTCGCGCGCGCCGATTGCCTCACCTGCTTTGACAGGCACGCCGACGGCACCAACGCCTGCGAACGGGACAAACACCACGCAGATCGCCACGACCGCCTTTGTGAGGGCGACCCGGCTTGACCAGTTGGCGGCTCCGGCTGCGGATCTCTCGATGGCCAACCGCAAGCTCACTGGCTTGGCAGAACCGACGGCTTCGCAGGACGCTGCCACCAAGAACTATGTCGATCTCGCCGTCCAAGGTCTCGCGCCAAAGGCGTCTGTGCGCGCTGCAAGCACCGCGAATATCGCAACCTTGTCTGGGCCGATGACCCTCGATGGCGTGGCGCTGGTTGCTGGCAACCGAGTGCTCGTGAAGGACCAGGCGACGGCCAGCCAAAACGGCATCTATGTCGTGGCCGCTGGGGCCTGGGCTCGATCTGCAGATTCAGATGTCTGGGGCGAGTTGGTCTCAGCCTATGTCTTTGTGGAAAGCGGCACGGTCAATGCGGATATGGGCTATCTCTCCACGGTGGATCCGGGCGGGACCCTCGGCACCACGGCCGTGACCTTTGTACAGTTCACGGGGGCGGGACAAATCCTCGCAGGCGCGGGTCTGACCAAATCCGGGAATACGCTGGATGTGGGAGCTGGGACCGGCATTGCGGTGGCGGCCGATACCGTTGGGCTCACCGGTCAGGCGCTCGCGGTGCACAATTTGGCGGCCAACGGGCTGGTGGCGCGGACGGCTGCTGCGACGGTGGCCGCTCGGTCGATTGCAGTGAGCGGTAACGGGCTTTCTGTCTCGAATGGCGATGCCGCGGCGGGCAACCCGACCCTCAGCCTCACCGCGGCACTCGCCAGTGTCGGAGGGCTGACCCCGGTTGCGGACCGGATCGCCTATTACACCGGCGCATCGGCGGCGGCCTTGGCAACCCTTACCGCTTTTGCCCGCACGCTTCTAGATGATGCCGATGCCGCGACGGCGCGCAGCACTTTGGGGCTTGGAACGCTCGCTACGCAATCCTCGGCCTCGGTCGTAATCACCGGCGGGACGATCGACGGGATCGCGCTTGATGGTGGGACCTTCTGACCATGGCCAACACGCTTCTCGTCAAACGCACGACCGTCGCGGGCCGTGTGCCCACCACGGCGCAGCTGGTCGCCGGGGAACTCGCGGTCAATGTCCCGGATGGCAAGCTTTACCTGAAGCAGGAGGGCGCAAGCGCTGCCATCGTCGAGATTGGACCCGTTCGCTCCGTCGCAGGGCGCGCAGGCGATGTCGCGCTGTCTGTTGGTGATGTCTCGGGCGCCGCACCTCTTGCGTCGCCTGCCTTCTCGGGAACGCCGACTTCGCCTACGCCAAGCACAGCCGACAATTCCACGCGGCTTGCCACAACCGCCTTTGTGAAGGCGCAGGGCTATGTCACAGCGGCCACCGCCGGGGTTTCGGCTGTGACTGGGACCGCTCCGATCGTCTCAAGCGGGGGCGCCACCCCGTCCATCAGCATTCTCGCCGCCACGACATCGGCGCCTGGATCCATGAGCGCCACTGATAAAGTGAAACTCGACGGCATCGCCGCCGGCGCCCAGGTCAATGTGTCGACCAACCTCGGCATCACGGGAACAGGTGATACGAGGACCATCACCTCTTCGACCGGTACAAATGTGGTACTCCCTATCGCGACGACCTCGGCGGCAGGGCTCATGGCAATCGGGGATAAGACGAAGCTCGACGGGATCGCTGCTGGCGCTCAGGTCAATGTCGCGACCGACCTTGGCTACACGTCCGCTGTGTCAAGCGGAACGGTGAGCAGCTCCACCGGCAACAACGCAACACTGCCCGCTGCAACGACTTCTCTCGCGGGGCTCCTCACCGCTTCTGACAAGGCGAAGCTCGATGGCATCGCGGCAGGCGCCCAAGTCAACGTCGCCACGAACCTCGGGGTCAGTGCCGGCACGACCGCTGGCCCAACCATCACCTCCTCCACCGGCAGCAATGCAACCTTGCCCGCGGCCAGCATCACCGCCTCTGGCGTTGTGACCACCGGCGCACAAAGCTGGGCCGGGGCCAAGACCTTCACCGGGGTCGTCATCGCACCGGATTTTGTCACCACCTCTGATGCACGGCTCAAGACCGCGATCGCCCCCATCACAGATGCCCTGAACAAGCTGCAGCAATTAAACGGCGTCACATTTGAAATGGCAGGCGATCCCCGGCCACGGATGGGTCTTCTGGCCCAAGATGTCCAGACAGTCGCGCCGGAGGCCGTGGTCGAGGCCGAGGGGGTGTTGCGCCTCGCTTACGGCAATCTCATCGGCCTCCTCGTCGAGGCCATCAAGGACCTCGCACAAGAGGTCGATCAGCTCAAAAGGACCGCCCCATGATCGAGACCGGGCTTTATGCCATCACAAATTGCGGTGTGCCGCGCCATTACGCGGTCGATGTCAAACCTAACTATGTCTCCATTGCCGTCTTCGAGTTCGCAAACCCGGGTACGGCAACCGGCATGGGTGGCGTCATGCTCTGGGCAGATCTTCTGGCCTATCTCGAGGCGCGACCCGTCTTTGGCAATCAGGCGGGCTTTGTGGATCTGGCTCACAATGAACGCTTTGTCCCTGATCTCCCCGGTGCGCCGATGGGGGCGATCTACAAGGGGCGCTCTTGCCTCTTTGCGACCGGCATGCGTGGGCAGGATGAGCTTGTGCCTTACGCGCTGATAGATCTCGCGGTTGGTGCTGATGGTCGGCCACTCACCTGGCGCAATCGTTTTGCCCAATCCGCCCGAGAAAAAATCGACACCTCCTTCCGCCATCGCGCAAGGGCGGGAATATCGAATGCCTTGGTCATGTTCATGCCCATCGTCGTGCCCTTTGATGCCGCGCGCATCGAGGTCCTTTGCGAGATCGAACCAATTCTTCTCAATGGCACGTTGCTGGAAGGGGTCATCGATGATGCGACGATCCCGAAAGACGGGGTCTGGTATAAGCAGTTCTACTTCCACGCTGTTGGCCCAGAGATGGTCGCAATTCCGGCCGATGGGCGGGTTGAGGTGCCTGTTGCGCTCAAATGGAACGCGGATAGCTCGGCGTTTGCGCATAGCCTAGTTTTGAAGCTGGAGACCGATGCCGGCTATCTGCCCAAACGTCGCCTGATGACGACCACTGATGGCACCGGCAGCTTTGCCGTGGAGGCCCTGGGGCTTAACCCGGGGGATCGGATCACCGTGAAGCTCAACACCGAGCATTACACCGCGATTGGCAAGATCGTGTTGGAGGTCATCTGATGGAGATCCAGACCACGAGCGAATTCCAGCTGATCTATCCAAGCTTTGTGCTGCACAAGCATTGGGAGATGCCAGAAGGCTTCAATCACCGCCTCTACGCGCTGGCGGCCGAGGATGCGGAGCGCAACCGCATTACCGACCCTGACGACCCCCGAAACTCTGGGGATGTTACCAACCACCTTGGTCATCTGCGGCACAACTTCCTGATGGACCTGCGAGATCCGGCAATCCCGGTCTTTGCCCAGATGGTGGCGGCAGGCGTGCGGGAATATCTGCAGCTCGCCTATAGATACGACCACACCGGCGAAATCCGCATGATGTCGGATACGTTCTGGCAGCGCCGGGCGCTCCGCGAAAACGTCGGCATCAACACCCACACCCATATGCAGACCGATATCGTCTGCACCTATTACCCCCGGGTCGTGCTGGACAACGATTGTCCGGACACCTCTCTGCATCGCGGGGCAGTGCGGTTTTATGATCCGGCCAATATCGGCAAGCGCCTGTGGCCCTGTCGCAACCCGGACGCCTACACTGGCGGCTGGTATGCGGTCGAACCGAGGACGGGCTCAATGCTCGTCTTCGAAGGGCATGTCCCCCACGACAGTACTTACTTCGAGGGCGAGGAGCGGATGTGCATACCAGTCCTTTGTGCGCTCGTCCTTCCCAATTCTCATTGCAAGGCAGGTCTCACGGAGATCCTGGCCCATCAGGCGCAAGGAGGCAGCCATGGCCTATAAGGTTGGAACAACCATCGTGATCGACGATACCGGACTTATAAACTGGGCGCGGATCACCAATAAACCGGTCATCGGCACAGGCGATGTCACGGATGTGACTGTCGTGAACGGGGTTCCCACATCCGGCGGAGCCGGCACAACTGCGGTCTATGGAACTGGCACCATCAACACAAACTTCAGCGGAACCACGACTTACAACTGTTACGTCGAGAGTCTATCTGGCGGAGGCACGACCGGGTCAATCACGATCACGGCCAACCGCAAGACCTTCAACTGCAACTGTGCCTGCCGGTGCTGACGATGGAGGTTCATAGCAGGAGCGTTGAGCTTTGGCCGACCCGCGTCAGCTTCTTCGAGACACCTGTCGATTGGGAGGTGAACCGGCAGCTGGCGGACGAGGCTATTGCAGAGGTTGGCTTGGGCAGAGGAGTTGCGGTTGGTCACGTGGCGCAGGAAGTGCCGGGTGGGCCAGCAGTCAATCTGTCTGCGGCCGAGCGTCGGGTGCGCGGCATCTTGGAGAAAAGCGCCGCCGGCCAGGCCCTGAAATCCCACCTATTCGCCTGCGCGCGCGCCGTGCTCGGTCCCTGGGCCCAGTATCTCGATCCCGACCATTGCGAGAACCGCGCCCTCGTCATTGAGCCGGGCGGCTTCATCTCGACCCACA